TGCCGGGGTGGTGGAATTGGCAGACACACAGGACTTAAAATCCTGCGGTAGGTGACTACCGTGCCGGTTCAAGTCCGGCCCTCGGCACCATTGATCACACACATGCCGGTGTGGCGGAATTGGCAGACGCGCACGACTCAAAATGCGGTTTACCATTCCGATGACATAAACGCTAATATGACGGGCGATCTACGTTTTGTAGGCCGCTCTTTTTGCGTTATATGCGTAAGATTCCGTTGTTTTGTCGCCGACGAATAAAATTCGGAGGTGTAGCGATGGCACGACGGTCAAATAAGTTAATAACCGATCAAGCAACGGACAAGCCCGAAATTGAATTGACGGATTTTGAGACGGCGTTTAATTCGTTTATACGAGAATGTAAGCTGAAGAATTTATCGAAACATACCGTTAAGTATTATCGCGATGAATTACTCGCATTTCGTACGATGCTTGAACGGCAGGGAATTTCGACAAAGCCCGGCGATATGACGCTGAAAATTATTAAGGAAAACGTTATTGTCTACATGATGGAAACGTTAAATCGAAAAGAGACGTCGATTAATACGCGGCTACGGGCGATTCGGGCGTTCTTTAATTTCCTCGAAAAAGATCGCCAAATTTACGAAAACCCGGTACGGGAACTTTCGCTCTTGAAGCAGAAGAAGGAAGTTGTAGAAACGTTCTCACGCGACCAATTAAAGGACTTACTGAGACAGCCGGACTTAGGGACGTTTACTGGTTTTCGCGATTATACGATCATGCTCTTACTTATTGAAACCGGTGTACGGGTTCGGGAGTTGACGGATATTTGCGTTAAGGATATTCGGTGGGAAGATTCGCAAATAAGGATTGATGGGAAGGGCTATAAAGAGCGCCTTGTACCGATACAAGCGACGATGAAACGCCAATTAAGGAAGTACGTACAAATACGCGGAGACGTACCGAACGAGGCTTTGTTCGTTACGATAGATAATACTCCATTGACAATCCGCCAGGTACAAAACCGTTTAAGAAAGTATGGACGAAAGGCAAATATTAAAAACGTTAGATGCTCACCCCACACCTTCCGGCACACCTTTGCGAAAATGTCTGTCCAAAATGGAGCCGACGTCTTTGCGCTTCAGGCCGTTTTGGGGCACACGAGTCTAGATATGGTTCGGAATTACGTTAATTTATTCAGCAGTGATGTTATGGACGCCCACAAGAAATTCAGCCCCGTAGAGAAATTGTTTTAACCTCGTCTTTTAAGGCGGGGTTATTTTTTTGTCTAAAAACGGTGCCAAGTCGAATTTACATACGCATCTATTATTGAACGCGGAAAAATTTTCGATATTGATGTCCCAAAAAAGAGCACGCTTGTGGGGTTATGTTAATGAAGGAGGAAAAAGTTCGAATCGAGTGTCGCAAAAACGAATGCTACCTACGTGTTATAAAGTGTAAGGAGGTTTTCGAATGACAAATGAAGTTAAGACGTTCAGTTATGAGCAACTAGACGAGAATACAGCGAAATTTCTCAGAAATAAAGAAAATAAAATGCGAGAAATTGTCGGAAAAGCGTATACGGATTTAGGACGGGAGTTGAAAGAGGCGAGAGATCGGCTTGCCGGAAGTAATCAATATGACGGCATGTTTGATAAATGGTGCTCCACTATTGGTCTAAAGAAGGATTTGGTCTACAGGCTTATAAACAGGTTTGAGCTAATCGCAAATTGCGAAGACCAAAAACTTCTCGAAGACCTCCCCGTCTCATTAACGTACGAAATCGCACGCCCATCCGCAGAGTCAACCGAACCTAAGCGCCAAGCTAAACAAGCGGTCCTAAATGGCGAAGTTAAAACGCTAAAGGAGTACCGGGAACTATTGGCGGAGAAAGAGGCGGCAGAGGCAGCGCTTAAGCAAGCGGAGCAGGAGGCGGATCTATTGCGCGACAAACTCGAACGGGCTGAAGAAGCCGAACCGGAAATTCGGACGGAATACGTCGAAGTTAAAACGCCCGATCCGGAACTGCTCGCTGAAAATGAACGATATAAAGAATTGTTCGGTGACATTTCGATGTATGAAGGGCGGACAACTCGCGTGACTAACGGAGACGCGATCACGTATACCGTATACGAGTTTTCCGAAGATGTTCGTAAGTTTGTGGAAAAGTACGGTCATTTGACGCATTTCTCTCGGGAGTTTAGCGAAATGATTGACGAAGGCAAAGAAGAATATAGGAAAGCGATTCATGCGATGCAGACGCTTATGAGATCGATTCAAGGTGCTATGGACGAAAAAGAACCGATCATTATAAACGGATAAAGGAGCGATTTAAATGTTGACAATCAAAAACGTAAAAGACGGCGGAGTAGCTTATATTTTCGGAGCTGAATACGCAGGAGTTGCGAAGGCAATGTTCCCTCGATTCGCTGAGAAGTTGTTGGGCGGCGAAGAAAATGCGGCATTGCCGGAACCAAAGAAACAACGCACGCTGGCCGATGTCAAGAACGCCGTAGATAAACCGCAATCTGATACTCGTCTATGCCGTTCGTCAAAATTGACAGGGAAGGCTCTTCATCGAGAGATTTCACAAGTAATGTTTCGCGCAGAGACTTTATTCGGTCTTAGTAGAAGAAAGGTATGGGGCGAGCTGTACGAAAAGCTTCGTCAAGAAACAGGCGTAGATCCTAAAAACGTCAAAAGAAGCACAACGAAAGGGATACAGGGAGGTCCTTCAAAATTAAGCACATATTTAAAAGACGGTTACGGTCAGCGCTTAGTAGAAATCGCCTATGAAATCTACGACAGATATGAGGCGAGATCATGACAAACGAACATCAACGACTCGTCTCAGTCGAATCGCAGTCCGAATATAATCTAACTTCCGGCAAGTCCGAAACACGCATCTTCGTTAAAATGTACGTCGATGCTGTTAAGAAAGGGCTAATCGCGGACATCGGAGCCGATCGTTGGCAGACGTTATGCGTCCTCTCGTCGTTCATGAACGAAAAGGGCGAATGTTACCCGACGCAGGATCAGATCGCTAAGGCGCTGAATGTACGGAGAGAGGCCGCAAACAAACGTATTAAGGCTCTTTGTGATTATCGTTGGCAAGGGCGTCCGCTAGTCGTAAAGCAGAAGACGAGAGACCCGAAAACGCAGCGATGGGAAAACACGCGATACACGATCATGCCGATCAGCCAGCTTGCGATTTTTGACGGGGACACGGAGGAGTTGCCGGAGCCACGTGACGAGTAACCACACACGGCTGAGCCATATATGGCTAGACAACACACTAACAAGAACCATCTTTTAACTAGAGCCATTAAGAACTAGATAAATAATAGCGCTCATATACATTCGCGCGGATATTATTAATAAAAGATATATCGCGATAAAGGAACATCTGCAAAGAGAGAGCGTATGCGAACGATTGCTAGGTCTTATTAATAAACGGAAGGGATTGCGAAAGTATGAACGATAAGACGATTCTCAAGGGTATGATCGAAATTTATCAAAACGAATTTATGTGCGGATACGACGGACCTGATAAGGATGAGCTGCGTATTATCTTCTTAGAGCTAATCGTACACGCTACGCAATATATTAACGACTTTAGGTACTGTAGTGACCCGAAATGCCCGTGCAGTCCGGAGTTTGGTATCGGAAAGCTAATGCGGAATCACGGGCAGAAAATAAACTCGGTGCTGTTCGGTGGTGCGTTCGGACTGAGCGAAGTTCCGATGCGACCTATTCGCGACTTTCTCAATCAATTTATCAACGAAGGAGATGACGAAACTCATGACGATTAACATCACGCTATCCCCCGATTACAAACTCACGTCAGACGAACGCAATATCATCGTCAATGAACGCTATTTCACCGATCCAACGAAAGCGCCGAACTGGCCGAAGCGGCTTGCCGAAAATCCCGACCTTGATCCGTCACCAATCGCACGTTGGCGGGAGGTCGCGTACTTCTCATCGATTGACCGCGCAATCATGTTCGTCATGGATCGGCGGATTAAATTATCGGACGCCAAGACGCTGGAAGAGCTCGCACGAATTATACGGGAATTTCGCGGGGAATTAGCGGCTTTGCTGACGGTCGAGGGTATTCGTAAGGGATAACGTTAAAACGACGGAGAGGAGGCGAAAACGTGGCGGAGGATACGAGACGAATCTCGGAGCTCACCGACAAACAGCGTTTGAAATTAGCCGAGATTGCGGAGGAAAACACCAAACGAAGCGAGGAAGGTCTGACGGTTATCAAAAAAGACGATGAGTGGAGGCGTTAAAATGATCGTTCCAAAATTCGATATAGACCACATTATCAAGGTCGCAAAGGAACTCGGCATTGAGGTGCGGGAGGTTGCTCCGGGAGAGGGCGGCGTTTTTATCAAGGAGGAAGACGGATCAGAGCGTGAGTTGACGACGTTCGATCTGTTTCCGGAAACTAAAGAAATCGCAGACCTGCGTTGTGCCGTTGCCGGGTTGATTGCGGAAAACGAGCGGCTGAAGAAGGCGCTGAAGTTAATCCAATCGAAGTCGGAGCTTCCCGAAGAACCAGTCGATTTAGTTCCGATTACTGAGCTATACGAAATAAATTTACACGCAAAGGAGGCGCTAAAATGACAGACGAAATCACAGGCCTGCGCTGTACTGTAGCAAAATTAATTGCGGAAAACGAGCGGCTGAAACACACGATTGAGGAAGCGGAGGAACTTACGGCCGACCTCTACGTCAGGTCAGAGTGGCAGCCTTCAGAGCCGGGCGTGATTTCGATGAAACTTCCGGATAATCTTTCGGCTGATCAGCGGCATACCATCACCGCATTGCACGGACTGCTAATGAGCGAATTAAAGGAGGGCGAACGATGAACGTTACAATTACGATGATTGACGACGAGATTCGGAAAATACTCCGGGATCACTTTGCGCAAAAAGGATTTAACGTCAAGGGTTCGCAGATATATTCGGACGACAACGGCATTGTTCGTTTCGATATACAACTGTATGCGTACGATATTCTCGCGAAGGAGGACGAATAGATGAGCGAAGTTAAAAAGCCGGTAATTACGAAGGAGCAGGCGGAAGCGTTAGATCTTATGCGCAAAGCGAATTACGATGAATACATCCTAATGGCGGCTTGCGATGGAATACTCGGCGGTGAGCTTGAAGATCTCGACATCATGACGCTCGCGGCCGCATTAATCAACGGATATGAAGTCGAAAAGACGCCGGAGGAGAAGGTGCGGGAGTTTTACGAATCTCACGGAGGTTCACCTAGCGCAGAGGAACGGAAAGCGGCCATTCGCGAAACATTATACAAACTAGGAATCAAAATCGAAGGAGTGAATGCGTAATGACAAAAGACGATATCGAAGCGATCCGTCAGCGTGTAGAAGCGGCAACGGGGGGATATTGGGGCGCAGATGATCATGAATGGCCGGGAAACGAAAATCTTCGGTATTGGGTAAACACACATTGGGACGGCGTTGCGGCGGCAGTAACGAAAGAAGACGCA